GAAGTAATGGGCATAAGATACGCCATCATACTCAGCAATAGCTGGGGCTGAATTGTGATACTCATGGTACTCATCGAACCAGTGCTTAGTCTGCAAGTGAGAGAATGAGATACCATACTTGGACCCTTCTAGTCGTGGGTCGTGGGCAAGGGCCTTCTTGATACGGTTCTCGTGGTTCCCCTCAAAGCCAAAGTAAGCTGGTTGCTTACGTCGATGATACTTGAACTGCCAACGCATACGCTCCATAGCGTCATTGTACACCTCAATATCCTTCTCGTAGGACTGACTTACGATAGCCTGTGGATAGCGTGTGTCATAGGAGTTCAAGGACTTCATATCGGCCCCATCCCCTAAGTCAACAACATAATCAGGTTTAAGGTCGTATAGGAACTTGCCTAGTATCTCGAACCTGTCGTTGCTAACCTGCGGGTCTGTGTGTGCGCAGCTAAAGACAACTGCTGTTTTACCTGTCATATTAGTCTAACTCCAATAGTGTGACTTTATTGTCACAATCTCTTTGTGTCCCAGAGGGCATCCCCGTAGCCTTTCTTGTAGGCATCTTGAGCCTCTACCTTACACTGGTAAATAGTAGCCCAGATACGATCTGCATTATCGTGCCTGTCGATATCTTCTGCGGTGTAAGGCTTACCCTTTGCAACAGTGGCTTCATTTACTCTGTTTAGAAGTTTCATTTATCCACCCCTCAGGGATTAACTTGTCATCATACAAGAAACCGTTTTTGTCGCACCAGTCACCATAACTAGTCTTTGACCCCTTGCTTATCTTAGCCTTACTATTGCTGAACACAAACCTGATGTCAAGGTGGGGATGCTGCTGCTTGACCAATAAGTGTTTCTTACGATCAGCAGCAACAAACCTACCCTTACTTTCGATTATGATGCCATTAGAAAGTTTGAAGTCAGGTGTGTATGTTCTCGTTTCGTTGACTGCATACTTTAACTTGAGCTTCTCATACTCGAATGGGACACCTAAACTCTTTAACTGGTCGGAGATACGATCTTCTAGGCCAGAGCGGTAACCGTGCTTTATTCCTGCACTGGTGGTTCCCAGATTTCTCCCTCGTGTCGCCTTAGCCAAAGCAGTCTCCCATTCTCAATAATCCGATCTAAGTTGCCATCGTATGCCTTTACGACAGCTCCCCAGAGTTCGTCCTCATTACTACAGTCTGCCAGCAGCTTCTCAGCCTTCTTAGGTCCGATACCGTGGAGACCTACGATGTTGTCAGCACGATCCCCTGTTAGCAGTTGTGTGTAGAAGAAGTGTGTGCCCTCGAAAGGCTCTACCTTTTTCCACTCGTTCCTACCGAAGTTAAAGTGCCAGCAAGGTAGTTGCAGCATGTCCTTATCAATAGAGGCGACAACACAATCATAACCTAATTCTGCTGCACCCTTAGAGATTAGGTCGTCTGCTTCCTCGTTAACGCTAACAACAGCACTATACTTGTCGATCAGATGTTCCCTAGTTGTACCAAGGTGAACAGGTTTTTCTGTCGTGGCCCTGTTACCTTTGTATGGGTGTGACTTTGCTACATCAAACCTAAAGTTAGTGCTGCCAGTAAGATATACTTGAAAGTCTTGCTCCGAAGGAAACGGGAGGTCAATCGTTTCATTTAAGATATACTCCATGAGTTCATCGACCTTCCCGACAGCATCCTCAGGGAAAAGGTCTTGAGTAGCAAAGGCTGCTCTGTAAGCTACAATGTCGCCATCTACTAATACTTTTCCCTTGCTCATACTAAAACTTCCCGAAGGTTACTTGACCATCGTCCTTTTCAAATCCTACGTCAGTCACATAATCAAAGCCTACAGCTTGCATTACCGACAAGAACAAAGCTGAGATTTGAAACAGGTCTTCCATGTTATCTCGGCTGAATGTGTAAACACCATCGTAACCGTCATAATCTTCCGTGGTCTCTACGGTAACTGTAATTTTCATTACGCAGCCTCTCCATCTTCAATCATAAACAGTTTGTCATCTTCACTCGGACCAGAGCCTTCGTAAGCCACATGGTCAGTAACACCAATAGCCTCAAGTCGAACACCAGAGCCATTAGAGTATGTAGAGAACTGGACCTTAGCGGCTGTCCCGTTACCCAATGCACCATCATCCCCCAACGACCACCAAGCCTTGTTCTCAGCTCCGTTAGTTAGGTTGACTACCTTTGGTTCACCACCGAAGTCTACCTCTGTCTCCACACCATTCTTGTCGGTGAATGTCATTTTGTGGTCATGGAAGCGTACCAGCTTGATGAACTTACCGATACCGAAGTTGTTACCCTGCTTGATGCGGTCATTACCCACTGGCTTAGGGTCTAGGCCACCTTGCAGCAACTCTTCGATCTGATCTTCGTCTGTGAAGTATGCGTTGATTACATACTGACCGTTATGTTTCTTTGCTTTCTTGGCAGCGGGGTTGTCGTCGCCACCCATATCTCGGTTCTCTTCAAACACCTTTGGGTATTCGAGGATCATATCCATTGTAAACTTAGCCATGTCGGGTTCCTTTGTTTAAGCTGTAGGGTTTACAGCACTGTGTTGGTAATATACTATAAGTTCATTTTGACGAATCTGTAACACTGATTCGCCAACTTATTTACTCGTTACTGAAGAAGGTCACATAGTGTTGCATAAAAGACTCAGTTGGACCTAGTGGATGTCCGCATAAGTCTTACCGAACTGCACATCAGTCCCAAGTGGGACGTTCAGCTTGACCCTCTTGTTCAGGATAACAGCAGCATCGTGCATGATCTTCTCTACGTCACCCTCGTCACCTTCCTTAACCAGAGCGATGATCTCGTCGTGGAACTGGCCCACAGACTTGATACCGTTCTTACGACAGACAGCAACCCAAGTATCAAAGCAGTAGACACCTGTGCCTTGGTTCAAAGTGCTGAACCTGTCCTTGTCACTACGCAGACTATACCAGAAACCAGAGACAGGGTTCTTTAGCCACATGCCCCCGAACAACTCCCTAACCTGTAGTGTGCTGGCAACCTTCTCAATGGCCCAGTTACGGGACCAGAAGGCGTCTAGCAGGGTCTTAGCCTCAGACTTGCTCATACCCGTCTCACGGGCCAGCTTAGGCGCTCCTACACCGTATAGGCTGCTATAGTTGACAACCTTATACGGCTTCCGAACTGCCTTGATGCGATTATAAATCTTTTTTTGCTCCTCAAAAGGCAGAGCCTTCATCTCCTCAATTGTCATCGTGTTCCCTGACATACTTAGCAGCCCTTTCTAATGACTCTGGTTTATCTTGAAACAAACCAAGGCCCCTGTTACAGTTGTGGCAAAGAAGACCTCTAGCCTTACCCGTCTTGTGGCAGTGATCCAAGTTTAGACCTGTGTAGTGACTGTCTTTCATCTTAAAGCCAACTCCTTCACAGATAGCGCAGACATAGCCTTGTTTTGTGAGGGTGTCTTCAACCCAACATAATCCTACACCATACCGTCTCTTGTAATACTTGTCAGCGTAAACCTTCTTTAAGCAAGCATCCGAACAATACTTGTGGGAAGGCCCTGTAGGAGAGAAAGATGTCTGACACCAACCACAAGATTTTAACTTGAAGTGACCTTGCGGGTATTTACTAGGGGTAGCTGTCATGTCTTTTTGTGATCTTTTAGTTCTAGCCATATTCTCTCTCAAACCACCCGTAAAAATCATACTCTGCTTGTGTTAGCTCGCCTGAAAACACAGCAAGGTTAAGGTGTGGGTCAAACCCTTCCTTGCTCATCTGTTCCACATAGTCAGGGTCGAGTGGCTTCATGTAGTGTCGTTTGGTCGTGTCTTCTAAGCTAGTCATGTCAGCGCCAGCTAGGACGTAGCCCTCAGGGCAGGTAAGACACCCACGGATCACATCACCGTAAGGCTTGTCTACACTAGGCAGGTTGACCAGAGGCTTAATGTGCTTGAACCTGAATGTATTCGTCAGGCCAGCCACCGTAGCTTGTAAGTAGCCATCAACGTGACAGTCTAGGAACGACTTAAGTATTCCAGCACGATGAGTAAGCACGGTAAGGCCATCCAGCAGATCAACAGCAGGGTCCATACTGACAAGTTCCTTGACACTCTTGCAAAGGTCTCCGTCATTACGGACTTGTTCGATTTGTCTTTCATCACCTGTCTTCTTATCCCTGATGAACTTATACGTTCGTGGTTTCCAACCTAAGCTGTACAGCCAGTCCTTGACCTGATCGTTACTGTTTGGGTTGCCCCGTTCTTCTCCTGTCTGGACAGTTAGGCTTTTTGCGGAGATTGGCATCTTATTCTCCGCACATAGTGCAATCCACTTCTCACCGTGAGAGGACAACTCGCCATCTTTCTTGTGCATGACCTTAGGCTGGGTAGCCACACGGGTCAGTGCCTTCTTAGGCATAGCATCAGCTAGTTGCTCTACCTTCTCTTCTTTCAGCCTGATGATTTCGTCGTAGGCTTCCTGAGCTTTATCTACATCTAGCTTCCACCGAAGGTCTTCTTGCTCTCTGGCACAATCTAGTTTGAACGACAGATAGTCTACCAGCCGATCTTTCTCCAGAGGGTCTTGGTAGAGCTTGTTCAGCTTAGTATCAAGATCACGCCACAGACGAGAGTTGATTTTAACGTCCTCTTGACACCTGTTAGCGTAGTCTTCATAGGTCAGGCTGTTCCAGTCCTTGATAACAGGCTTGGGGATACCGTAGTCAACACCGTACCATTCAAGACCATGCTTCAGTCTGTCGTGGTGCAGATACCAGCTTATTGCTAGAGTATCTACCAGACGTGCCTTTACCTTGATA